ATGGCGGTGGAGAATGACCGAGTGGCGAAGCAGTTTGAGCGGAGCTTCGGCCCCGCGGCCAAGCGTGCGCATGATCAGGTGCTCGCGCTTGGCGCGGTGATCCCCAAGACGAACACCGAGCTGGAAGAGTCGGCGATCTACCTGAACAACTTCGCGCAGGGGCTGGGCTTCGCAGGACCGCAAGCCGCGGCGCTCTCCGTGCAGCTGATGAAGATGGCCGCGGACCTCGCGGGCTTCTCGGGCAAGACGTTCGAGGAAGCGCTGGAGGGTCTGGAGCGCGGCCTGATGGGTTCGACGAAGGGCCTCAAGTCGATGGGCGTGGCGCTGCAGGCGTCGCAAGTCGAGCAGGAGGCGTACCGGCTGGGCTTGCTTGGGATTGGCCAGGAGCTGACGCCCGTGGGCACAGCCATGGCCACGTTCTCGTTGCTCAGCAAGCAAGCTGGGAAGTGGACGGGGGAAGCCGCGAAGATCGCCGAGAGCGCGCAGGGACAGTGGCGGATGGTCGGCCGCGACTTCCTGCAGCTCGCCGACGACGCGAGCAACGTGTTGATCCCGGCGCTGATGTCGCTCGCGCGTGTCTTGCGTGAGTTCGTCTCATGGCTGCGTGACATCCCCACGTGGCTCGTCAAGCTGGTGGCGGGACTCGTGGGCTTCGCTGCGGTCATGGGTCCCGTGATCTACCTGGTGGCGAACCTCATCAAGTACCTCAGTCTCCTGAAGGTGGCCATCGGCCTGCTCGCGGGGGCGAACGGCTTGGCAGGCCTGGTGGGCTTGCTCGCTGCGCCGCAAGTCGTGGGCGCGCTCGTCTTGATCGCCGGGGCCGTGGGCGCGCTGATCCTCGTCTGGCGCGCGTTCAACAAGGAAGTCACGAAGACACCGAAGCCCGAAGACATGGCACCTCCCATCGACGTGGCGGCGCTCTTGAAGATGGGCGGCAACGATCCCTCGGCCACGACGAAGGGGGATCCGCTCCAGCAGATGCAGAAGCACGCCTCGGGCCTAACCGCCGTCTTCACGGATGCCATGCAGTTCGGCAATGGTGTCGCTGACGTACTCGCTGAGATGATCAAGCTCCAGGCGAAGTCCGCGGCGCTCTGGGCGCAGCAGACCGACAAGTCAGGCGAGTTCGCCGTGGGGCTGCGCGAGATTCAACGCCGGATGCAGGACATCGTGGAGACGGTCGGCGTCGCCCGCGGCACACAGTCGCCCGAGGGCGCGTCACGCGCGTTGGTCTCGCCGGGCCAGCTCAACTTCGATCTGGCGCGCAGTCGCATAGACGAGATGACACAGCTGCGCGCGCGTGAAGCGGCCATGCGACTGGCTGACGACTTCGATGCTGCGCGTGTGGCGCTGGTCTCGTGGAAGGAAGATCTGCGCAACAGCACACGCGACTTGGCGCTGCGCTTCCATCGCCTGCTCCTGCCCGATACGTTCAAGGCCAGCGACGAGGGCTTCGTCAAGGCGGGCGAGAATCAGCGCGCCATCTCCAACGACCTCGCGTTGCGAGAGGTCCTGCTGCGCTTGCCTGACGGCTTCCAGGCTGCGCGCCTCGCAGCCGTCGAGATGGGGGAAGAGTCCCGCTCCGTTGGTAACAGTTTCCATACCAACATGGCGAAGCTCCAGCAGTCATGGGCCAGCCCGCGCATGGTGGGCACGGGTGCGATGGCGGGCTTGGAAGCTGCCGTGATGAGCGTGACCAGCGCGTTCACGCCCATGGCGCTCATCATCACCATGGTGAACAAGATCCTGGAAGGCCTCGCGCCGTTCCTGGAGGCGGTCCTTCAGCCTCTGGTCGAGCTGGGGAAGATCATCGGCATCATCATCGGTCCGCTGATGCGCCCGCTCTTCCAGGCGCTGAAGATTTTCGGCATCGTGCTGACGATCATCAACGAGGCGGTCGCGCGCGTCGCAGCTGCGATCCTGCACGTGGTCTCGTGGATCGTGCGCGGTATCGCCGGCTTGATCGGGTGGATCCCCGGACTGGGCGGCGTCGCGAAAAAGATGAAGGACTTTGCCAAGCAGCTCGACACGTATGGCAACGACGCGCAGAAGAATGCTGACGCCCTGAAGAGGGCACGCGGTGACTTGGAGCATCTCAACTACGGCGACACGGTGGACGGCGTGAACGCGCTTGGTGACGCGGCGCGCTCGACAGCTGAGGCGTTGCTCAACATCCCCACGGGCTTCCGCATTGCACTGGATCGCTTTAACGCCACACAGCCCATCCCGCTCCCCAACGGTGGGACGACGCCCACGCCCACGACGCCTGCGCCGTCTCCGACGCCCACGGGTACGGCGACGGGCGGCAGCAGCGGGAGCGGCGGCGAAGGTGACGGCGGCGATGGTGGTGATAGTGGCTATGGCAATGGCAGTCCGGCCTTCGCCATGCGCGCGACGCCCACGGAGATAAAGACGGCTGAGCCCGTGCCCGTCGTGATCCAGGAGACCTCGCCAACCGAAGCGCCCGCTTCCGCGGTGATCCAGCTCGTGGTCGATGGTCGCGTCCTGGGCACAGCCGTTCTGGAGAACCTCCAGAAGAAAGCGCAGGCGAAGTTCGGGACGACTCTCCGCTGGTCTGAGGTGCAAGCATAATGGCCTTCCTCATCGTGGCTGGCATCACCGTGCCCGTTGCTGTCAATGGCGCCGTGCGGAAAGCGCCCGAGCGCATTGGCACGTCGGAGCGCGCGTTCGCCGGCAACCTGCGCACGGCCATCCGCGCCGAGAAGCGACAGTGGCAGGCGACAACGAAGCCCCTCAGCAACACGGACGCGGAGTCGATTGAGTCGGCCATTGCGCTCGGTGCGCATGTCTCGTGCAGTGGGGACATGCTGAACGCCACCGTGACGTGTCAGGTCACGGCTACGGATGGCGCGTATCAACCGACGAAGGCGAGCTTCAAGCGCGTTCTCGTCCTGACCATCCGGGAAGTCTGATGCGCACCATCACCGGTCCCGAGCTGACCACGCTGATGGGCAGCAACGTGGCGCACTTCTTGAAAGTGGAAGTGCAGAACGGGAGTGGGACGTACAAGGACCTGACGGCGCTGGGCGGCGTAGACTGGGTGAACGGGTGCTCCATCAACTGCGAAGGCATCGACACGCCCATCAGCACGGCGGTCGTGGAAGTGCGTCGCGAGCATGCCGGGACGATCATGTCTCCCCTTGTCTCCAGCACGCTCAACGTCAACGACCTGGGCGCTTACTCGCCGCTCCTGGATCCGGGCCGCACGATCCGCATCTCCGTCGCTGTCAAGGCAGCGGGCGGCACGCCGAGTGGCGGGGACTGGAAGGAAGTCTTTCTCGGGCGCATTGATCGCGTCGCGTGGAACGCCGACCCCATTCAGCTGGAGTGCTCTGACCTGGGTGCGTGGCTGCTGGACACGCAGATCGAAACCGAAGACACCTACGGCTCGGGTGCCGGCGTCGCTGTCGAGACGGTCATGCAGTCCATCGTCACGGCGTGGCCCAGTGGCGTTCTCACGCCGCCCACGCTGTATGTGCCGGCATCCCCCGGATGGCTGATTCACGAGTACAAGCAGGATCGCGTGAAGGTGTTGGAGGCGATCCGCGCGCTCGCGCAACAGATCGGGTATGACTGCCGGTATCGGTACGACGCGAGCAACGCCCTGCGCCTGACGTTCTGGGAGCCGGATCGCGCGAAGGTTGTGGCCGACGCGACGATCACGCCTGCGCAGTACATGGACGTGACGCAGCTACAGCTCGCGCTCGCCGACATCCGCAATGCCTGCAAGGTGATCTACCGCAAGACGGATGACACGGTGGACTCGGTCACGGCGTCGGACGCTGCCTCCATCTCGCACTTCGGCCGGCGGTACATGGAGATTCAAGAGGCGGGCACGTCGAACATCGACACGGCGACGGAAGCGCAGATGCTCGCTGACGCGGCCATCCATGACCTGGCTGATCCCATTGCTGAGCAGGAAATCAAGCTCTTCCTGTTCTGGCCTGCGCAGCTGGGCGACCTGTACACGTTCTCGCAGAACGGGAAGCACTACGACACGGACCAGACGCTCGCCATCGTTGGCGTTCGGCACGACTTCAAGGACGGTTACGGCACGACGACGCTCCAGGTGCGCGGCACGGTGGCTGGCGCCTACATGGACTGGCTCCGCCTCTTTGAGCAGAATCGCGTCCTGCCCGCCGTCAGCGCGTTGGTACCCAGCGTCAGCTCCGCTGGCGTTCTGACAGTCAACGTCAACTGCAATAGCATCACGGGGTCCTTCAGGGTCGCCGTCTCCACGGTGGGCTATCCCACGGAGGCCACTGTCCGCGCAGCCACAGCGGCCAACGGGTCGAGCGGAGACGTGACCTTCGCGGGTCCCTATGCGGCGGGCACCACGATCTACATCTCGGCATTCGCGTATTCGGGCAAGGACGGCGATGGGGACGAGAGCAGCAAGTTTGACACGATCTTGCGCGTGGCGATGCTGCAAACTCCCCTGCTGGTCACGGTGACGCAAACTGCGTCCACGGGCTTCAGCGATCCGGGCGCTGGTGTGCTTCCCACCGTGACGCTCACCGTGGTCGTCAGCGATCCGGCGGGCTTGCTGACGGGTAACGTCAACCTGGCGATTGCCCACAATGGTATCTCGGCGCTGTACAACAACACGCTGGGCGCGGCAGCGGTCTCGTTCACAGCGACTATCGGGACGACGTACACGTTCACGGCGACGCTGTTCAAGGCCCTGGGCGGCGGCGGGTTTGCGAAGTTCACGGCCACAAAGACTGGCGGCTATGAAAGTTACGCGACGTGGTGGGCATCGTCTGCGTGGATGGACATGTCGGCAGATGTGATCATCACGATTGGCAACAATCAGTCGTCGAGCGACGTGACGGCCAAGGCGTCGCTCGTGGTGAACACCGTCGAGAACGCAGATAAGATGAAGTGGATTGCCAGCACGTCGAGTCAGCCGTCAAAGGCGAGCGTCATTGCGTCGGGCACTGCCGTGAGCGTGGGCCCACCGTTCTATGTGTCGGATCTTGGCGTCACACTCTCTATTGGTGACACGGTGTACGTCACCGTGGTGCTGTACAACTATGCGGGCGTGGTCATGGACAAGTCGATTGAAGCAAAGGCGACGCGCACGAAGCTGTCGAAGTCGAAGACAGCGATCATCAGTCCGGCACGATTCCAGACCGTGTATGGTCCGCCCGGAGCATTCCGCGTCGTGCCCTCCACGGGTGTGATGTATCTCGACGCGCGATACATCGATTCACTGGGACTGATGGCGGGCGGCGACGTTGTCATGCCGCAGGGATCTACGATCACTGGTGTCGAAGCTGAAGTGTGGCAAGAGGTTTATTCTAGTGGAGGTTCACCCGCTGGTGTTGAAGTGGGTTTCTCTGCGGATGGAACAGAGTTTGCGCGTCTGTCGTCCACGACGGGATCAGCCGCATGGGTCACGTGGACCGCTTCATGCTCCCAGACAACGACGAGTAAGAAGATCACTATTCAGGTGCATATGGTAGACCTCTACGCAAGCAGCGTCGATAAATACCGCATCCGGTACGCAGCCGTGACGTACACACCCGCAGATCAACAGGCGACCCTCTAATGCCCATGCCTCCGCTGACCAGCCAGACGCTCGCGCTCTTGCTAGCGATTGCCCCCGAGAAAGGGAAGTCATCCACGGCGCGCACGGATGCGCTTTATGCATCCGTGGAACCTCTTCAGGAAGTGCTGGAGGATGTGCTCGACAAGCTCAGCGACGTGGACAAGCTCCGGCGTGCTGCTGACCGGGCCGAGGATAACCCGGAGGGGTATGTCTTCTTTGAGCGCATCAAGCAGACCGTGGACGCTGCGCAGCGACAGGTCCGCGAAGCACTGGCCATCATGGATGCGCTGACGGATACGCTCTTCCAGCTGGATAAGTACGGCGCTGATATGCGCGCGTCACTCGAAACGCACGATGAGCGTATGGCACTGGCCGCGCAGCAGCGTGCAGGGCGCGTGATCATCAGTCAAGAGGAGTATGATAGACTTCGTGCAGCGGCAGCGCGAGGGCAAGAGATTCCGCATCACGCTGACGCTCCCGGGAAGACTCCGTAATGGCCTATCCTTCAAAGATTTGGGCCGGCGAATCCGCCGGCTGGGTCAACTTCATTACCGAAGGTACGTGGACGCCCGCACTGAAGTTCGGTGGAGCGACCACGGGGATCACGTATTCGATCCAGACGGGGAACTGGACGCGCGTAGGTGATCTGTACTTGCTGAAGTGCGATATCGCACTCACAAGCAAGGGTTCAGCGACTGGTGTGGCGACTATCACGGGCGTGCCGGTAGCTCCTGCGACAGGGCAGTCGGGTGCTGTGAATCTATTGTACTACTACAATCTTACGGGGATGTCAGCGCGGAGCATGGTTGCGCGCATCGACGCTGGCGCAGCCCTGATCACGATTGCTTGGAACTCAGCTGACTCGGGCCCGGTCGATGTGACGGACGCGGCATTCGTGAACGATACACGACTCATCTTCACCAGCGTTTATCGCGCTGCGTAGCTGGAGACACCATGAAGACGCTAACGCTGCTCGTCGTTATACTATGCTGTGGATGCGCGTTGTCGCCCCTTGAGCCCAGGCGGAGTAAGGTCATTCCCGTAGGCGAAGACTCAGTGGCCTTGTGTCCCGACTGCGTGCGTACTACACCCGTAGCGCCAGTAGATTCGGCTGTCCTGTGTTCACTCTATTGGCATCCTGGGGCTATCTGTTGGCAGGTTGTTGACTCCATCCGCCCGTCGCTGCATCCCTAGAGTGCTCACTTCAACTGAATATTGGACTATGCCTCTCTCGCTGAAAGCTGCTGACCTCTTGATCGCCGCCGTCGCTCAAGCGGGCATGGCCTCTACTCTCGCCCGTTCATCCGACGTGGGCAACCTGGTCGGCGCTCTCTCTGTGGGGTCTATCATCACGGCTGTGGGTGCGGTCTTCGTTATGCGCGAGAAGACAGCACGGAACGAACGAGACATCTCCGAGCACAAGAGCAACACCTCCAAGGCGCACGACGACATGGCTCGGGCGTTCGCCGAAGCCCTGAAGGACCACCGCGACATCGCGTCGGCCACGCTGCTGGAGCATCGTCGTGAGATGTTGGCCGAGACCGCTGAGACACGCACGCGACTCAACGAAATCGCCGAGACCCTCGGCGAGTTGAAGGGCATCATGTCGGGCTGTCCCCTGCACATCCAGCAGGGAGACAAGTAGGGCGGGACTTGCGCCGCACCTGGCGGCGTGAGACTTCTTTCTCTGGAGTTGCTCATGAACGTGCTCATGAAGCTCGTGCCCACCTCGTTCTTGATCGGCGCGGTGGCGGGTCCGCTGGCGATGTTCCTGTTCCAGTACATCAAGAAGCTCGGCGGCTGGATCGACGCGCAGCCGACGTGGGCCAAGCAGGCGTGGCTGTTCGTGCTGACGCAGATCATGGCGCTGGTCGCGACGGTCGCGCAGGCGGACGTGTCCTGCACGATGCAGATGACTGCGACCGACTGCCTGGCGCAGCTGACGCCGTCGCTCATCAAGGGTCTGATCGTCCAGGGAGGCGCCATCGCAGCGTTCAAGCTCAAGAAGATGCCGAGCGTCTAGGTGCCCGCCCTGGTGAAGCGCGTCGCGCAGCCCTGGCCCGTCGAGGGAGCGTTCCTTGACGGGCGTGGGGTGGCATCACTGCGCGAGCGGGTGGTCAGGCGGGCGCTCCGCGATGCCTGCATGCTGGAGGTGCCTACGGGATCGAACCGGGGGCCGTACATCGACGTGTACCTGCGACGCGCACATGTGCCCGAGTCGCTCATCACCACGGGCAAGGGGTGGTACTGCGCTTCCTGGGCAGGGGCCGTCTTCGTGGATGCCGGGGCGCTCGTGCCCTCGGATTACGGGAGCTGCGATGCGTGGCTCCCGTTCGTTGAGCCCGTGGGGTATCGACCGCAGACGGGCGACGCGATCCTGTACGGTGTGCCGGGCGACGCGCATCACATCGGGATCGTCCTGGTCCCGGAGTACAAGATCACCATCGAGGCCAACCGGTCGCTGAAGGACCGAGGGAACAACGGCCTCGGCATCTTCGTCGGTCCCTCCACGCGGACTGACGTGCTCGGCTACGTTCAGCCGAGAATCTAGGCGCTGCTGTACGGTTGGCGGTACGTCGTGAGGAATGCCGGTCCAGGGTCCGGCAGGGTGGAACGGCGTATCGTCAACCGTACAGCATGCGCGCCTACTTCAGGAACTTCTTGGCAGGCGGTCGTGTAATCTCTGTGCGCTGCCAGGGCTGCGCCGCTGTCTTCGAGGCTGCGAGGCGTTCACCCAGTGTGAAGTAGTAGGTCACCAGCGCGCGGATGCTGGTGGCGTTGAGCATCGGGTAGGCTTTCTGTAGGGCCTTGCTCACGTCTGCGACGCTGTCGCCCCGTTCGATGAGCAGGCGCTCCGTGCGCGAGAGCTGGATGAAGAGACCTTGCTTGGGCCGGAGTTGGTACTCGGTGTCCTTCTTGGCGCGGGGTGCGTGCGTGATCAGCTTCATTTGGAAGTTCCCCATGAAATGGAAGTGGCCACGAGGTCCGTGTCCAGGAAATAGGGTGCGCCGACGAACTCGCTCTCATGCGTGACGAGCGTCCGCAACGTGCGCGCGTTTGCGATGCGGACGAACGTGTCGGGCATAGTCGACAGGAGATAGCGCGAGAGAATGCGCCACGCCGAGCGCGCGTGCTGCCACTCTGCCTGGCGCGGTGCAGCCCAGCGCGTCGTCCAGGCCGCCATGACGTCGCCAATCGGGAGCGCTGGCAGTTCCCGGTCAGGGTCGCCCGGCTGGATAAACGTGATCGCTTTGGTGTGCACCTGTTGCTTGTCTGCGTAGATCGCGTAACGCAACGCGCCAATGAGCTGCGCGGTCTCAGCGCCAGCGAACTGCTGGTGACCCACGGGACGTTGCTGAAAGCTCTCGACAGCGATGTGCGTAGCTGTCCGGCTGAGCTGCGCGACGTCACGCGCCGTGTTCAACAAGCCCCGTCGCTTTGCGTCCAGGACGAAGGCCTCGCCCCGCCACAAGCCCCTCTCATACGTGCAGAGGGCGATGCCTGTCCAGCTCGGTCCGGGGTCGATGCCGATGATCCGCGTCTTGTTCATAGTTTGATTTTCTCTTTGTCCTGCCAGTTGACGGCGCTGCCGCTGATGTCAGCGATGATCGGGACGCGGAAGCGCGTCGTGTCGCTCAGCAGCTCCAGCACGCGGCGATCCGTGCGTGGGTTACCCTCGCTCTCGTACACGGCTTCGTCGTGAATCTGTAGCAGCAGCGCAATCTCGCCGGTGTTCAACTGCAGCTCCCGATAGAGCGCGACCAGCCCGCGCTTGGCCATGTCGACAGCGCTGCCTTGCACCTCGCTGTTGAACGTCGAATACCAGCGCCCGTCGGTCAGGAACCGGTGCCGACCAAAGGCATTGATCGTGAAGCCGCGCGCCTCGGCAATCTCCGCGCGTTCCTTCGTGATGCGTTGCATCGCAGGCAGGCGTTCGCGGTGGCGCTTCAAGATCATGGCGGCCAGCGCAGCGTGCACGGACTCGCCTGCTTTCGGGATCACCTTGAACTCGCGCAGGCCCTCGACCGCCTCGGCATAGGTCATCAGCTCCACGAGCTTGCTGGTCACCTGGCGATGCCCGCCGCCAAAGAGCGTCGTGAAGTTGATGATCTTCGCGTACTTGCGTTGGCGACTCGTGGGCACGGCGACGCCGAACATCTTGATGGCCGTGGCGGCGTGCGTGTCAAACTCCGGATCCGTGTTGAAGCCATTGACCAGCATGGGCTCGTTGGCAAAGTGCCCAGCAAAGCGCATCTCCACCTGGCTGTAGTCGGCAAAGCGGAAGACGAGCCCCTTCCGCGGGAAGTAGGCCTTGCGCACGCCCGACTCGCGTGCCTGCTGCTGCATGTTGGGATCGGCGCACGACATCCGGCCCGTGCGCGCACCTGTCTGTCGGAACGTCGTGTGGATCGCGCCGTCTGCTTGGATGGCGTCGAGCAGGCTGACAGCGTAGGAACCGTGCTGCTTGAACGCTTCGCGATAGTCGAGGATTGCCTGGCCGATGGGATGCGCCAGCGTCTTCATGGTGGCCTCGTCCGTGCTCAGCTCGCCTGCTTCGGTGACGCTGCCCGACTCCAGACCCATCTTTTCGTACAGCAGCTCGCGAAGCTGTGGTGTGCTGTTCCAGTTGATGTCGCAGCCCGCGAGCTTGCGCAGGCGCTTCTCGTACTTCGTCAGCTTGATGGCCAGCTCGTCACGCCATTTCTCCAGGAAGTCGCGATTGACCATGATGCCGCGCTCTTCCATGTCGAGTAGCGCGAGCAGTAGCCAGCGCTCGGTCTCGTACAGCGACATGAGCGACGGGTAGTCGCCTTCGGGCTGCGGCCAATAGCGGATGCGTTCAATGAACTGGAGGTGGAGCTGGAGCGTGTACCACGGGTCCAGGCCGCCGTACGTCGTGACGAGGTGCTCGTCCTCGGTGCCGAGCAGGACCGGCCAGTCGCCCTTGTGTGCGCCGACGCCCGCGCGTCGCCTGATCGCGGACAGCATCTCCTTCTCGGGGTCGTGCGCGTCTTCATCCACGTACACGGTGGCGAGGTCTTTCAAATGGTGGCTATCGAAGCCGCCCGTCACGGCACCCGCACCGCGGTTGTCGATGATAAAGGACTCGATCATCGTGTCGTGCACGGGGTATCCGACGCGCAGGCCAAACGTCGCGCGCAGGTGATGCAGGTCGAACTTCCCATTATGCGTCACAAGCGTGCGTGTGGCCTTGACTTCGCGAGCAAGCCACTTCGCGGCTGGGGCGAGCGCGTCACCGAAGATGAACATGGCGGTGTCGTTCGCCGCGAGACAGAGCGCGCCGACCCGGTCCGTGCTCCAGACCAGGCCCGACGTTTCCGTGTCGACGGCGAGCGGCGTGCGGCCCTGCAGTCGCGCGAGCTTGTCAGCCAAGCCATCGCGCGAACTGACGGACCAGAGGCGTTTCGGACGTCTCATGACAAGGCCCTCTGGATTTGGAGTTTTCGCTTAGGCGACATAAGCGAGTAGAGGGTGAGCATAATACCTCTCGCTCGGGCACCCCCAACGTACCAATAGTAACTACCTTGAGAAACGCGCGAAGGTCTAGTGCTAGCCTTGTGCTTGCGAAGACTTCCCCCAAGAAGACTCAGCAGCTTTTCCAGGGGTTGTTTTTGAACTTGCGACACCTTGATGCCCTGACTGTTCGTGTTGTTCTTATAGAAGGTTCCTTCACCCTCGATGAATCCTGCGACCCAGTGCAAGTCGGGAGTGGAGGGCTTTCGAGAAGCTGAGCGAGTGCTGGAATGCTCTTGACCCATCTTCATGACTTGCTCCGAAGATGCTTGATCAACTGTGGAATCAAGAACCTGGGAAACCCGCTGGGTACTGCCTTACCGGTGAACAGGACCAGTCTCATAATATCGCTTCGACTGAATGAAGTTCTGCCCGGGCTGTTCAAGTGAAAGCTATCCGGCCAGTTCATCAGGCGGGCGCGTTCGCGCGGCGTCAGTGGCCAGCCTGTCAGCGGGTGGTGCAGTGTCTCCAGTCCGCTCAGCACGCCCGACCGGTTCGCGTGATCGAGCCGGACGCGCCCGAGCTTATACGCGATCCGTCCCGAGTCCGTGCGATAGGGCCAGAGCGTCTTGGGCGCGAGTGCGAGGAAGTAGGCCGCCAGCTCGGCGACGGTCTGCGTCCGATGGACTGGCGTGTCCACCGTCTTGTAGCCCCCCGATGGGAACGACTCGGGGGCCTTGTGCACGTGCGCGATGTCGAGCTGGTCACGCCATGGCTCCCATGGCAGGTTGCCTATCGCTTCCCAGACCGTCTTCGGCCCGGGCACGCGCTGCTTGGGCGGGACGAACGTGAACGGCCGCTTGCCCTTGACGCCCACGATCCAGAGGCGCTTCCGAAGCTGCGGCGTGCCGTAGTCCCAGTTGGCCATCTGGATGAAAGAGAGCTGGTAGCCTGGGCATTCGGCAGTCCACCACTCGGGCGTCAGCGTCTTGAGCATCTTGACGAGGTTGTCGAGCGCGAAGATGCGAGGCTGCAGCAGCCTGACGTTCGCCGTGAAGAGCGGCGCCAAGCCGACGCGCTTGGCCCGACGCTCGGTGCGGAAGGCCTTCTCCTTGGCCGTCATCTCGGCGCGCACCGCGTTGTTCCCCAACGCACTGTAGCTGTTGCACGGTGGATGGCCCAGCATCAACTCCACGTTGCGCCACGACGCGGGCACCTCCAGGTTGACGCCGAGATTGCCCGTGAGCAGCTTGGCGCGCGGGAAGTTGGCGTCCCAGACTTCACGCGCCGTGAGGAACGGCGTGCGCGTCTCAAAGTTCCCCACCACGTCGAAGCCCGCGTCCTCGGCTTCACGCAGCATGGAACCGACGCCGCAGAGCATTCCGAGCGCGCGCATCAGTACCCCGTCTCCTGCCGCGTTACGTTGACGGCGGCCTTCTTGAAATAGTGCACGTGAAGGTCGTCGCCCGTCTGCCCGAGCGTCGCCCACAAGTCGAGCTGCGCGTGGAGCGCGGCGATCAGCAGCAAGCGGCAGTTGCGTTCGTTGGTCGCCACGGGCGTCTGCTTCCATGGCTTGTTCTTCAGCTCGTGCATGGCGCGTCCGAGCCAGTACGTGCAGCCCCAGAAGCCAGCGACGAACTTGGAGTGGTCGTTCCGACAGTCCAGCGGATCGGGCGTGGGAAACTCGGGGTGCTGCTCCAGGACCTGCGCTGGCGTGACGCCTGCAAAGATGAGCATCTCCACGAGGAAGTGCAGTGCATCGGCCATCTCCTCCAAGCCCTTCTCCATGGCGTGCTTGCGGTCGGCGTGATTGATCCAGACTTCAAACGCCTCAGCCAGCTCTTCCGTCGTGCGCCACGCGAAGTCTTTCATGACCTTCTGGTGGTGCGTGGTGTGCAACGCGAGCGGCGCAGCGGGCAGCTTCTCGATGTCCTTGTACGTCGCCATCAGTTCGCTCTGCCGGGCGAAGATGGCGTGCAGTTGGACGGGCCAGGATTGCTTCATAGCGCGAAGTCCAGTTGGATGGGTGAGGTGCAGATGGCGAAGGCCAGCGCATTGACGCGCCGGGTGTTCTCGGCGACCAGCCATTCACGAAACGCAGGCGCGCTCGACCGCGTCCAGTCGTAATGGATGACCTCCAGGCCGCTGAAGATGTTCGGCATCTTCACGCGGTAGGCTTCGGCGATGGCCAGCGGATTGTCGTACAGCTGTTCACGCTCGTCCCACGACGCCTTGATCACTTCGTCGGGCGGGTCGCAGTGCACGACCAGGGCGTTGAACTTCTGCAGGATCGCCTGGATGACGAGGTGTTCAGCGAACGTCATCCGGCACCCGTCGCGGAACAACGCGCCATAGACGCACTCGCTGGCGAAGCACCGGTCGCCGATGCTGTTGGCGTGCGCCATGAAGCTGTCGTCCGTGGGCAGGAGCATCTTCAGGTAGCTGCTGAAGATCGTGCCGCCCTCACTGGGCTTGAACCGCTCACGGTGGAGCAATCGCAGCGACGGGTCGAGCGCCACGAGTTGCTTGACGAGCGTGGACTTGCCCACGTTGTCGCCGCCTTCAACGATGATCACCTGGTGTTCTCCTGTTTGAGTCCGATGCCACGATACCCGCGCACGTCGTGACGCTTGGACCGTTGAATGTCTGGCCGTTGCGCCAGCATCTTGCTGAACGCGACGGGTGTGGTGAAGCATTGCGTACCTGTCGTGGATTGCCACCATTCGCTGTACGCGCGATAGAGCTGCAGGACAGACGTCCAGCTGCCGCCCTTCTTGATGACGCACCGTTGCGCGATGAAGTCGCCGAACGTGTTGGTGTCGTCGCGGTACTCTTCCGTGGCGTGACGCACGGCGTCGGGCACGATCAAGCCGTCGGCCTGCCACCGGCGACAGCCTTCTAGCGCCCAGTTCAAGATCCCCGGCAGCTCGCGCTTGATGAGCTTCTCCACCAGACGCTTGTCCCGCTTGGCTGCGGGGATCGTGACATTGAACGGGACGATCCGGATCCGCCGCCAGAACGACTCGCCCGTGTCCTTCACTGCCGGCTGGTGATTGGCGGCGATCACGAGTTTGTGCTGCGGCTTGAACTCAAACTCGCGTTCATAGAGTTGACGCGCGACGATAGTGTCGCCGCCCGTCAGTTGCTTCACGACCATCTCATCAAAACCTTTGTCGTCGGCTTCGACAGCGGTCACCATCCGTGCGCCGCGCATGCGGGCGACGTCCGTGCGGGGCCCGTCGCCCGACCGCTTCTGGAGCGTCGTGAACGCCGACGACTGGGCATAGTCGCCCATCAAGGCGCGGAAGACTTCGATGAAGGTGGACTTGCCGTTGGCGCCGTGCCCATAAAAGAAGAACAGGCATTGCTCCCGCGTGTCGCCCGTCAGGAAGTACCCTGCTGCGCGCTGCAGGAACTCCACCAGTTCGTCGTCGCCGTCCATGATTTCGTGCAGGAAGACTTCCCAGCGCGTCGCACGTGCGCCGGGCGTGTAGACGACGGGGGCCAGCTTCGTGATCAAGTCGCTGCGCTTGTGCGGTTGCAGCTCGCTCGTACGCAGGTTGAGGGTACCGTTCTCCACGTTCAAGAGCCATGGGTTGGCGTCGAGGTCGCCCTCCGACGTGCGGATGTCCGGCTCCGTCGCCGCCGCTTCTAAGATGGCGCGGAGACTGTACGCGGCTTCAGAGCGCAGGGCAAACTTCAAGGCTGCCGCGCGCTCAGTCTCGTCGGCCAGGCTGCTGGCATCGACGTACAGCTGGCGGACGACCTCCTTGGCGAAGTTGTGGACATTCCGCGCATTGTCAGCCACCCAGCGCTTGCCATCCCAGATGAGCCATGGCCAGCGCAAACTCGGGATGCTCTTCACGTTCTTGCGATGCTGCTGCACGAAACGACGGGCATTGCCCATGTCGGAGAAGTGCTCGGCCTCGAGGACCGGCTCCTTCTTTCCGATGCTGCGGGCGATCTTCTCCACTTGCCGTTGACTGAGCGGCGGGTTGCAGCGCTTCTCGTTCTCGCTGAGGAGCGCTGCCAGGATGCTGCTCTCGGCCATCCCGCGCCGACGCATCGACCCCGCGAGCGACGTCAGCATGTCGTCGCGTGAGCCCTCGCCAATCTCATCTGGCATTGGCGCAGCCGTGTTCTTCCGCGCCGGCCCCGAGCGTTTGGTGACTAGTGCCGCGACGCTCCCGGGCACGGGACGCGGCGTGGCAATCCGCGTCCAGCGATAGGGCTTGCCCGTTTCGGGATGCACGCTGGGCGGCGCGACGACGTAGCCGCCGTCACCTAGCACGTCGAACGCTACGTCCTTCCCGCGCGGTCGGATCGTGCGCTTGATCGTCGCATCACTGGCGGCATAGTACAGGTGCCGTCGGCCGAGCCGACCGCTGGTCGCCTCGCGTGTGGGCGGTAGTCCCAGCTCCTCCACCAGCGGCTCGCCTGATGGACCGTCGATGTCGATGACGATGGGGCCGTTCACGGAGCTGCAGGCGATGGCCACGTTGGCTTCGGGCCATTGACGCCACCACGCGCGGATCGTCTTCTCGTTGGTGGTCGCATCCAAATAGCCATGCGTCCCTGGATAGGGGCGCTTCCCTGCCAGCGGGAAGACGCTCCATCCGCGCGCCGCATAGGCCAGCGCTGCAGTCAGGCAGTCCACGGTCAGGTCTCCAGAGCGACAGCGTGTTGCAACCGACGCATGTCCGTCGCGAAGACGTGCAGCGAGGAGATGTGCATGACGAGGTTGCCTGGCTGCAGGTCGTCACTGACCTGGCTGCACAGCCACTGCGTGAGACGCGCCGCCAGATAGACATCATCACGGAAGTGACGGAAGTAATCGCAGGAGCGAATAAAGTACACGCACTTCAGGTCGTTCCCGCGACGCATGAAGTGGTAGCCGAGCGTGCACGGGACGCGCTGCCCGTCCACGGCGCCCGTGTCTTCGGGGTACCAGATCGGGACGTAGGCCTGGCGCGTGAGCGGCCGCTCGCGCAGCAGCGTCACGACGTCCGACAAGTCGCCGAGCGGGTAGCGGATGCCCTGCGCCCGGAGCGTCTTCGGCCAGAGGCGCTCCGGGTACGTGTGGCTGAAGCGCGCGTCCTGCTGGTGGTCGGCGTTGCTCGCCACGGCGTAGGGCCAGCGCACGTGCGAGGGTGGGGGGTTGTATGGGATGCCGCTGATGCGCTCGGCGAAGTGCTCTTCCGCCCAGCCCAGACTCGGGTGGACGGCTTCGACCAACGCGGGAACGCTCGCGGGAATGGGCCAATGGAATGAGACGTCCTCCAGCTCCACCGTCTGCGCCTGGGGGACGTTGCGCTTGGCCTGCCACTCGCCCGTGTCCACGGGCTGGCCCAGCTCAACGAACGCGCGCCGGATGGTCTTGACGATCTCATTGAAGTCTGCGTTGACGACCGACATCATGGAAGGTCCTCGGAGAGTGAGCGGAGCGGCGGCCCGACGAAGCACCGCCGCTCTCGCGACCGAACTACTTGCGACCTTTCTTCACGACCTTCTTGGCTGCGGACTTCTTGAGGGCCGGCTTCTTGCCAGCCGGCTTCTTGCCGCGCTTCACGGGCGCCGGCTCGTCTTCCTCGTCGTTGTCTTCTGCGTCGTCGTCGGCATCCTCGTCGTCGTCTTCGTCTTCGTCGGCTTCGTCGTCATCCGCGTCGTCATCATCGTCCTCATCGTCGTCGTCGTCATCGTCATCGTCGTCCGAGGCCCCGTCTTCGTCCTCGTCCGCGTCGTCCTCGTCCTCGTCTTCGTCCTGCTCGTCCTCGTCTTCGTCCTCGTCTTCGTCGCTCTCGTCCTCGTCACCCTTCGCCTTGCCGGCGGGCAGGTACTGTGCGACCTTGTTCTGCTTCTTGTCGTTGAACTTGCCCGTCGAGATGACAGCCTGGAGCGTCTTGCCCGTGATGAGCTTCAGCAGCTCCTGCAGCGTGATCTTCTTCTTCTTGATCCCGAGCGCGAGCATGAGCTGCGCCACCTTCCAGCCGACGTGCGCGGCGATGTTGTCGAAGATGTTGACGCCCTTGTGCGGTCCCTTCGTGATGGTGAGCACCACCTGCAGGATGTTCGACTGCGCGCCGGGCTTGATCTTCGAGGCGTTGCTGATCTTGAGCGTGTACTTCCCCGCGGGGGCGGTCTTGAACGACTTGCGCTTGAAGTCGTCGTCGGTCAAGCTGACCCGATCCTTGCTGCTGGCCATGATCCTATCTCCTGCCGCTGTGAGAGACACCCTTCGGCCCGGCGGCGATCAGGTCAAAGAGTTTCGTGAGGGACTGCGTGTCCTTGAAGTCGATGCGAATCTTGCGCTGCTCGGGCGTCAGCCAGTGTGCGCGCGTCTTCGCATAGAACTCGTCAGTGGGGTCGAGGTGCAGGTACCGCTTGCCCGTCTTCGGATTGATCCGCAGGAACGCGGTGTGGTCCACGAGGTACGGGAGCTGCGTGCCCATGGCGCCGACCAGCGACGGCTTCAGCTTGCCCGTCTCAAAGTCAGACTTGGCGCCGCAGATGAGGATCTTGTGCATCGGGACGCGCTTGAACTTGCGGACGTACCGGCGGAGCTTGTTCCCCATGATCCCGTACTCGCGCTGTTCAATGGCGTCGTCACGACGGTCGTCCTTCTCCATCGCCTTCTCCACCAGCTCGTCCAGGACGATGCCCTGCATGTCATCGAAGTGATCCCAGATGATCGTCTGGAATCGCTTGGACCAGTCCTCGTCACCGGTCCCGATGCAGTTGAGGTAGGCGTCCTCGAGGTCGCGCATGGTGTGGATGTCCACGGAGCGCGGCGTCTCCAAGCCCGGACGCTCGGCGATGGAGAGAAGTCCTTGATTTGAGTCTAGAAAAATAGGGCTAGGCGCGGTCGCACTAAGCGATGTTTTCCCTGCGCCGGACTCTGAGTACACGCACCAGGTCTGGAACCGGCGACGCGCAAGAATGCGTTGGGCTTTCATGAGGTTCCTCCAAGGGAAGTCTTCATTTGACCCTGCCTTTTGACGGACATAAGGGGCAGCAGCTTTTCCAAGAAAGGTTTTGCTGCAAGTCCATTCAGCGTCCACCGGAGGATTGAAGACTCTTGCTGCACGATCCGACCTCCTACAAGCATCGGCCGAACTCTCGTGAGAGGCTTGATGGAACCTCCCATCAGAGCTTGTAGTTTCAAAAGGGGTTCTTCGTTCTTCTGACTCACGGATATGCGCGCGTGTTTCTTGTTGATAGGCGTGAAGCACCCCTCGCCCTCCAAGAAGCCAGCTGCCCAGTGCAAGTCCGTCGCTTTCATCGACGGGCCGCCTTCAGTTGGTACTCGCTGGTGAGCACGTGCTTCAGCTCGTCCGCGTCGCCACGCAGCAGGCACGGCATCTTGTAGTCGCAGCCCCACGAGCACGAGTCCATCGGGCTGGGATAGATGGCGGCATCAAGCATGTCGAGCGCGACGCGCGCCGTGTCAATCGCCCACTGATCGACCTCGTCATCCGTGCGCGTGACGGCTTCGCGGTAGAACAGATCGGCCTTGACGCGAGGCCCGGGCATCTGCTTGCGCAGCACCTGGTAGTGTGCTTCATAGTTCTTGAACTTCGGGAAGAGCTGACGCAGCGCCCAGAGGTAGACAGAGAGCTGCAGGTTCATCTCCACCATGTCGACGCGGATCTGCCCCTTCGTCTTCGACTCCAGCAGGGACATCGTCTTCTTGCGCGTGACCGGGGCAAAGCGGCAGTCGATCTTTCCGCGCACGCGGATCGACTTGTCGGGCGTGAGCGGCAGGTCGAACTCCTCTTCCGGGAACGCCTCGCGCAAGCCAATCTCCTTGTCGGCGTCGATGGCCCAGGCCGCGTAGCCATTGAGCATCGCCTCGCACAGGTTGCGGTTGTCCGTTGAGAGTTGCTCAATGCCCGTGTCGCGCACGATCTTGCGCGCGATGGGCAGCATGGCCTTGACCGTGCGCTTCGGGAACGGGAGCTTGTACCACGCTTCCTTGCCCGCGTGGACGACAGTCCCAATGGCGAGGTTCTCCGACCGCGTCACGGGTTCGATCCGCGCCTGGTGCCGCCAGTTCCACATGACCCGGCAGCGCATGAAGTCGCGCAGCTCGGACGCCGAGATGATCATCGGGTTCTCGGCCGTGGGCTTGACGATGCTCGCGCGACGATCCGATGCGCCGGCGAGCGGCGGGTCCGCCCACTTGTGCACGGACTTCTGGTAGATCGGTAGTGCTGCTTTGGCTTTCATCCGAACAGGTCCTCCAGTTGATCGACGGTGAACACGCTCTTGAATCCGCTGTGACTGCTGTTGAGCTTCTCCTGCATCCGCTCTTCATACGAGTCCGCCACGATGATCGGATGCGATGTCGTGGGAACGAGCGCGCCGGTCCCTTCCTCCGGTCGGTCCACGCGCCCCTCGCTCTGCTGCAGGTCCCGTGCTGTCCAGGGCAAGTCGAGGTGCGAGATGTAGCCATACTTCCCGTAGTTCATCGACTCGCTGCCAGCGCCGAGCGTCACCAGCAGCGCGTCCACGTCGCCGCGCAGGAAGCGCTGCTTGGCGTGCTCGCGCTCGCGCTCGCGTACGTCGCCCGTCACCATGGCGACGCGCTTGCCCGCCCGCTTCGCGTACACGGCGAATCGTTTCAGCGCCTGCTTGAACGAGCTGAAAACGACGATGGGCTGTTGAATCTCGTCCATTAGCGCGAGCAACTCTGGATACTTCACGCTCGCCTCGCTCGCGTCGAGCAGGCCCGGGTCCACGAGGTACTGGCGCATGCGCATCGTGCGCGCCAGCATGCTCGGGATCGCGAGCGTCCGCGTGCCCTTCAGCGTCTTCAGCTCGGCAAAGAACTGCTTGCGCAGCTTCTCGTACTCGCGCCGGCCCGTCGTCGTCAGCGTCACGATGCGAGGCGTGCGCGTGATCGCTGGGAGATGCGGCCACACGCGGCGCTTCGTCCGGCGCAACGTGAACGGGGATAGCTCCCACTGCAAGAGCTTCGGCCTGCGCGGGCCTTCGATGTCGAAGCCGCCGAAGACGCGCGGCGTGGCGCGGACGTGCAGCCAGAAGAATAGCCAGTATGATCGGTACCGCTCAGGGTGGAGGAAGCGCAGGATCGGAAAGAGCTGGTCAGGCGCGCGCCAGTACGGGTGGCCTGTCATCGCCATGCGCGCGTCGGCCTTGAGGTTGAGCACGACGCCCGTGCGCTCGGTCTTCCGGTTCTGCGTCTGGTGCGCTTCGTCGAGGATGACGGCGTCCCAGCGTCGGCGCGTGTACGCCTCGGGCACGAGCACGAGCGACTCCCAGTGTGCGACGATCCAGCCGAGGGGGAACTGCGCCTGCACGTACTGGTCGAGCGTCGTCCCGTCCACGATGGTGACGTCCGCTGTCGGATCGCGGCGGAGGATCGCGTTGGCCCACTGCGTCTTCGCCGCGTTGCGCACGACCACGAGTGTGCGCGTGGCGCCGAGCATACGCGCCCATTCGATGGCCACGTCCGTTTTGCCGACGCCCACGTCATCAGCCAGGAGCCAGTTCCGGGTGGCGGCCTGACTGATGAACGTGAGTGCGGCCCGCTGGTGGGCCCAGAGGGACCGCTTGCCTGGTCCGTCGAGCGCACGAGCGAACGGTCGCAGCGCCGCGCGTTGCGCTTCTTCCTGCACGAGGGCGCGCCGGGCAGCGGGCGAGAGTCGCACGCACCGCCTGGCGGCTGCCTTGATGATGCTCGGGTTGTAGGGGGCGCGCAACCGCGCAGCATGATCCGCGCCGACAACGAACGCCATGGCGTTCACGTCGGGCTCCTGCCACACGATCACGCCCGACAGCAGGTCAAGCACGCTTCATCTCGCGCTTCAGCGCCTTGATGCGCGCCGTGACGCGCGCGATCCCGTCTGGCGTCTTGCGACGCGCGAGCGCGCGGGTGAGGCGCTTCAGCAGCTTGTCGTTGGGGGTCGCAGCGCGCTGGCCCGACCGGGCCGGCTTCTTGGCTGCGCGGGCTGCGTGACGGGCGGCGATGCGCGCGGCCACGATGGCGTCAGCGCGCTCGCCCTTCCAGTACGGCGCCGTGAGGTCGAGACCGCGCGGCGGTTGGGTGATGATGCGTCGTGGACCTTTCTGCAAGGACCGGTACCCGGAGCGAGGAACGGTGGGGCGCGACGCTCTGAACGTCGCGTGTCGAGCTGGAACGATACGCCACCGGGCGCCGCCGTGGAAGAGCGCGACGCCCGGGGCGTACCATGACCGTGCTACTTGGTGCGCGAGAGCCGGCGCACGAGCTTGTTGGCGGCCGACAGCTTCGACGCGGCAGCGCCCTTGTCAGCGTCGCGCAGCGCGCTGGCCTTCGTGTTGATCGCGTCGCGCAGCTCGGTCAGCTGCGTCTTCGTGACCTTCTCGTCCTTCAGGAGCTTGCTGACGAGGGGCGACGCGAAGCCCGCGTCTTTCAGGGCCTGGCCGACGGAGCGCGACATCGAACGCGCGGGCGCGTCCTTCTCGGCGGGTTTCTTGGTGGCAGCCTTCTTGGCGGTGGGCTTCTTGGCAGCGGCGGCAGTCGAGACTTCGGTGGCTTCGGCGGACATGGAACGTACCTCCTGCGGAGTGAAGATCACGCGCATCAGCGTCGTGACCAAGGTGGATGCTGCGGCCTTCTCCTCGCAGGTCGCGCCCAGCTCGCGGAGTGCGAGCCGGACGAGGGCGAGGTCTTTCGGACCCTTCAAACTAGCGCCCCACGCCCGGAATGACCACCCGGGGAAGGGGCGCTTGGCGAACCGCTCACGGAGCGAATCCCACGCGGTGATCGGCGACGCCGGATCGTACGGGACGTGCTGCGCGCCCTTCGTCGCGGCTGACGCCTTCATGGGGGTGCGCTGCGCAAGCCAGCCAGCGTGCGTCTGACCCTTTACGTCAGCGTAGCAAACGTAAATCTCGCGTGGGATGGGCGAAGCCGGTGGATCATCGTATATGAAGACGACGGACCCTGGGCCCAGCGCCTCGGGTAGGGCACGAGCGTCGCTCTCCACGGGGAGGGCCAGCGCCGAGGACGTGAGTGTGAAGAAGCCTTGCATCATGGCACCTCGCGGATGACAGTAACGCGCTCCAGCGCAAGGAACGCCACGTCTTCGTCGGGCAACGTTGGAGACGAGAGGAAGATTATCTTGCCATCGGTTCCGCCGTTGAGCTTGACGACACCTTTCACTTGCCCCGCGTATCGCGAGGAGTAGATGATGCGATCACCATCCTGTAGATCGCATCCTTTGATCTGCATGCGGATGCGTGGCATCAGACAATCCCCGCCGTCTGCATCGACATGAGCGCCGTGATCAGGACGTCAGCGTCTTCCAGCGGGACGCGGATGCCCTTCGACGTGGGGCGCCACTGCTGCTGATCGTCGTCCATGTAGTAGCGGCGCAGGTCGAGCGACGACTTGCCCTTGTACGAGGTGATGCAGACCACGAGGATGTCGCGGCCCAGCTCGCTGACGTGATAGACGGCGCTGCCGTCGCCGCTCGCGATGGGCAGGTTGTCGTGCTGCGTGATGACGGGCATGGTCTTGGCGGTCATGGGTCAGACTCCTGAACGGGAAGAGGAAGTGGTGGACTCGTTGATGAGCTGCTGTGCGGAGAACAACTCGACAAACCGCAGGAACGACGACGCCTTGATCACGTCGTGCGTCGCCCGCTTCTTGGCGAACCGCCGGCGGAAGATGTTCATCCGACGCACGGTCAGCCGCGCGGTGGGCGACTTCAGGTTGAGGAACGCCACGAGCGTCTCATGCTCGCGGCCCTTCGCGTCCACGGTGACGGCGTACAAGCACCAAATGGCGGGCAGCTCGCTGACGTAGCGGTAGCTGTCCCAGTCGAAGACTTGCGGGACCAGCGGGTTGAAGGTGGGCTTACGGCGTTCGCGGTCGCGCTTGCGACGCTCGACCAGCGCGGGGTCGACGGTGGTGGCTTCGACGGTGAAGGTGAGCGTGCTCATCCGTTGATCCTCCGGACGCGCGCGTTGAGTTGGGTCTTGTTAGTCATGGTATCGGTCCTCAGAGGGAACGGGTGGTGGAAGACTTCGCGGACTTGCGGGCCAGGCGCTTGGCGCGCTTGACCTTCCGGCGGTGCTCGATGATCTTCGTGCCGTGCTTGATCAGCTTCTCCTCGTGCTTCACGCGACGCGCCACGGCGCTAGTCTCGTATAGCTTCATGCGGAAGTCGGGAATGCCCTCGTACTTCGACGTCACGATCAAGTCGGCTTTCTCGCTGGGCTTCGCCTGAACGTACCGCTCGCCCTTCGGTGAGACGTAGGTCGTGGCGACTTCCTCGCGCCACGGCACGTTGCCAACGCCCTCGACGTTCACGACGACTGGGCGGTAGTGATGCTCGGCGGTCCAGCCCGCGGTCTTGCTCGTGTCCGTGCAGCGCTTCACCTTCGCGTCGTTGATGAGCGGCACGCCAGCGGTGCGCCCTTCGCTGCGCTTCCCGCCGAACGGCTCGGCGACGCCGCCCGCGCCCTTCGCGCGGAGCTGCTGATACGCGGGCTTGCCACCGGCCTGCTTGATAAAGAGCCGGCGGAGCTTGCTGCGCTTGATCCCGGTCTCGGACGAGAGCGCGATCAGCTGCTCACCCGCGAGCCAGCGCGTGTACGCGGCAGCTGCGGGGTCGATCTTCGCTGGCGCCGGCTTCGGCTTCGGCGCGGGCGTCTTCGTCTTTGG